AAACTCTACACCTTCAGAGTTCATATAATTTACTAATGCAGATCCTGTTATTCCTAAATTAGTAGATGGTGTATCTGGTTGAATAATTGTATCAGTTACTAATGTACCACCTTCTACATTTGTATTTACTTTAAATTGATTTGGTTGTAATGTTGAAGCAAATGGAATAGATGAATATAAACTTCCACCTTCAGTTACTTTAATTTCTATTTCTCTTGGTGTATCAACATCTGAAAAATTATCATTTGCTCTAACACTCTGAGTGGATGGATCTGCACGTAATGCTATTAAAGGTTTTGCATCTTTTGTTTTTGATAATGATAAATTATCTGTAATATTTCTTACAACATTTTCAGTATCTTGAACCTGAATATCCAGATCTATTTTGGAAAAATCAACTCCTCCATCAATGACACTGCCTGTTAAATTAATTAACACAGTATCCGTACCTTCACCTGAAATTGAAACTGGTGAAATTGAAGAAGAAACTAAATTTATATTACTAATTGTAGCAAATTGTGAAGAACCTTCGTATATTTCCTGTACCCTCACTTCTACAATAGATAAGTTACTTGATGGTTTTTGTATTCCAGTTGAAAATGAATTTACTGTTTGATTTCTTGGTGAAATGAATGGTGTTAATATAGGTGCGGCGATCTTTGCCTTGGAATAGTTTATACTTCTATTAACAACTTCTATTTTACCAGCCCCATCTTTATAAGTTATTTCCAAATTAATAACAGCTTCTGTCTGTGAAGCAGGAAATGATGAAAGCCCAACGGTTGCAGTAGTACCACTTTGATTTGAAGGTATTGGTAATAATGTAGATGAAGCACCTCCACCGTTTCCATTTATTAATGTATAACCTGTTATTTCCCAACTATTTGGAAGTTGTGTAGGTGAAGTATTATATTGGATACTATCATCACTTACTGTGACAGATAAATTTACATTTCCATCTACAACATTATCTATCAAAACACCAGTAGATTTAGAATTAAATGTATGAGTTTCTTTTGTTAATTTTACATTTACCGCATCATCTATAATTACTGGATCAATTTTCACTGAATCCGTATATGGAATACCCCTAACATCATTCACAGAGAATGTATATCTTGTAGTTCCATCTAATGCTTGATATGTATTATTACCAGTTCCCGCAGTTAATATATAAGTTTCAGTTGATGTAGGTGGACTGACCGCAGTAAACTCTCTTCCCGATGGATCTGTAGAACTTGTAGTTTCATTACCTACAGGTAAATTTTCTTTTGTTAATTCTATTTGAATTGTTTGATTTGCTGGATAAGGTCGTAAATCAGTTCTTTTATATGTAAATTGATTTTTATCTGCACTTACTTTTAATTGTTTCGCCGAATCTCCAACATCTTGTCGATATATAGTGAATACAGATTCCACAGGAAAATCAGTTTGTGTTGGATCTTCTTGAACGGAATACACAATACTACCTACAATATTTCTATAATCTGTGATTGGGTTTTCGTGATAAGAGCCAGTGAAATTTGCAATGGGTAATGTGTATACTTCTCTATTACTTGTATTTGTTTGTTCTATTAACTCTCCGGGGTAATTAAACGAAGATCCAGTATATTTTCCTTCTGGTATTATACTTCCAGTAATATCATATACTTCTCTATTTATTAACAAATCACCAAATATTTTATTTTTTAAAATAGTGATTGTCTTTAATTGGTTTTCAGGTGTTGGTAAATCTTCAGCATCAAATGCAAAGAATGGATTTGGGTTAAAGTTTATTTGTAAACTCTTATCAATAGATTGAACATTACCCGCGCTGAATGTTTGGGTTTTGAATATATTAACGGGAATATAATTATTATTGATATCGTAAAACTCAAATTTAAAATCAAACGTTTCAATTTCTAATTCTCGTCTAATTGGAACCGTAAATGAGATATCATCAGGAGAAAATGAAGTTTTTTGTGAAGATTTAAAAGAAACTTTACCAAAATCCCATCTCTCTCCTGCTATTTCAAATATTAATGTATATTCACCCGTTTCTTTAATTTTTACATTTCTAGCAATAGTTTGAACATTTTTTAGTATACTTGTAGGTTTGAACTTTACTATATCAGTTTTTACAGTGCTCCCTGAATCTCGGTCTGTTTCTAAATAAACATATACTAATTCCTTTGGAGTAATGTCACCTGTAAATTTCATATCAAACTCAAGTGTATACTCACCATTTTCAAATAAACGTACTTTTTTATCTAATGATATTTTTTGTGGTACGGTTTCACTTAATCCACCCTCAATTTTTAAACCGCCTAATACATTTTCATTTGTTTGGGTAACTGTATAATTCCCAGTAGTACTCCAATAATTTTGCCAATCTTGTGTGAATAATCCAATAGGTACTATGGAGCCACTTTCTACTACTTGTAAATATTCTTTGGACTCAAGTAACATATCCTCAATTAATTCGTAGTCAGAAATGGATAGTGCTGGTTTGGATAATATTTTAACCCTAGCAACATCACCAACGAATGTTCGTAATTGTTGCATATCAAATTGAGCGAATGAGGCGAGAACTGAAGATTCATTTGTTACTTCAACTGTTTCATATGCTAATTCATAATTTGTAGCATCAAATGAAGCAACTTTACCATTTATGACATACGGTTGTCTTATAATTAATTCTTTATCATTGATGAAACTATCAACTGGTTGGTTATTAATTCCAACACCACTTACTGTAATAGATGTATTTCTAGGTGAGATTGGAGTTGGAAATATACCATCTGTCTTTCTTAATTTATAAAATACAGAACCAGGAAACTTATTTAACGTAGTACCCTCTTCAGGTTGAACTGGAATACCTCGTATTGAGCCTGAATCTATACTTGTTTCAAATCTCCGATTAAATAACGAACCACTTAATTCAGTAATATCAATTTCTGGTCTTCTATAAAATCTAACTTTATCTTCATTAGCTAAATTTCTGTTTATTTTAAATGTTTTTTCCCATTTAATATTATATATTCCCTTCCATTCATCAGGTACTTCTACAGTATCACCAGATTCATCTACATAAGTTTTTAATTCACCAAAAATACGAATAGTTGCTTCACCGATTGGTGTATCTCCGTAAATATGAACAGAAACTACTTTAGATAGCCCTTCATAATATTCAGGAACACCATCCCCTGGTTCGTGATAAACAGGAGTTCCATTAACATCTAAAATTTCAATTTGAAGTTCTGTGGATTCCTTTAAAAATTTAGTACCTTCAATTAAAAATCCGTTCTTTCCGCCAGTGAATACATCTTTAAACTCATCTACTTTAAAATAAAAAGATTTTGGATCGGTATCCGTTATAAACGTTTTATACGATTCTAAATTTAATCTCGGTGAGAATGATTTTATTATAGGCAAAATATTATTATTTTAAGTGTATTCGTATATAAATACTCAAAAAATGAAAAATGTATATATATTAATATAGAATTTTATAGAATTGTATAGTTATTCAAATTTTGATTGTAACGAAGTGAATTAAAATAGAGAAGTATGTTTACACCTTACCCTATTGAACACCGTAGAATTGAAATTTGATGGGTTAATGTTAAAATAAATAAGTAGAATGGAAAAGAGATATACAACATTACAAATAAACAAAGAATTGCACAGAGAATTAAAAGAATATTGTAAAAAACGGGGATTTAAGATATCCGGTTTGGTAGAAACTATTATAAAAAATAAAATAACACCTTCCCGATCAAACGAAAAGGTGTTAAAGGTTAAACGTTGACTTTAGAGAATCCTTTTTCTTTCCTAATCTCAATTAATTGGTCAGCAAAGTCCCTTGAAGTATCCAAATGGGATATTAATACAACAAATTCAAATTGAGTCTTTAAATAGTTAAATAACATAAATACTGATTGTAAGTTTTCACTGTCTAATGAACCTAACCCTTCATCAATAATTAAGAATGTAGGATGTGGTAAATTACAAATGTTAATTAACGCCACTCTAATTGCAAGACCTGAAATGAACCTCTCCATTCCACTACATAATTCCAATGCCCATCGTTGGTCATCATAATTAATATATGCATTTATATTTTTACCATCCATCTCTAATTCCATTGAAAATTCAACAATTTGTGATAATATATTGTTAATTTCCCCTTCAATTGATGGTATGGACTGTTTAATTAACTCATATGGAACACCATCTCTCTTTACAGCCTCAATATAAAGTTCTAATGCCTTTTGATCCTCTTCTAACTTTTTAATTTTATCTATTTGTGATAAAATATATTGTTTATCATTTTTTAATGTAGAAATTTTACCATTTAACTCTAAAACATCTTTATTATAATCGGCTAATGATTGTTTTATATTAGATAAATCATCCTTATAATCAGCTATCTCTAACTTAATTACTTTGTTTTTCTCAATATCTGTTTCAAATTTGTAATATTCTTCGATATTTTTCTTATTTTCCTTGATTTTTTCATCAATTCGCTGTATATTGTTAGTTTGTGTTAGTATAAACTCTTTATTTTGTTGGATTTTACGTTCTTTTTCATAAATAGAGTTTTTTAAATCTAAATATCCACTCCATTTCTCCTCAGCAGATTTTACATCACTAATATCAGCGTTAATATCGTCTAATTGATTAATTAATTTATTTAAATGGGTATTTAACCTATTTATTTCGTTTGTTGAGTTTTCTCTTGTTTTTATAACCGTTTCTGCATTTTCTACACAAAAATCACAACTATCATCGTATTCATACCCCTCAACTTCCTTTAATCTACCTTGAAAACCTTCAATCTTTAAATTAATTTTATCTTTTTCATGTTTTAACTTAGTTTTATTAGTATTTAAAGTTTTTAATGTATTAAAATTACGTTTTAGATCATCTTCATCTAATTTATTGAATATTTCCTTTAATGTATTATATTCAGTAACAGTAGGTTTTATTTTTTCTTGTTCTTTTTCTATTTTATCTTCAATAGATGATACCTCCGACTTTAATAACTCCTTTTCTTGTTCTAAAACCTTAATATCTTGAACATCTGTCGATAAATTAATTAATTTTTCATTCAATTCTTCAATTTTATCAATGATACTATCTTTTTCTTTCTCCAACTCCACAACATCGTCATTTATTTGTTGATATTGTAATTCCAGCATTGAAATATCAGATGTAAGATCGGATAATTTCTCTGAATAGTTCTCCGTATTGAAATTTTTAATTAACGTTTGGTTTTCCTTATTAATATCCAATGCAATAGTGGATAATTTATCAAAAATATCAACGCCTGTGAATTGAGAAAGAATATCTTTACGTTCTGTTTGAGATTTATCAATAAATAAGGCATTATTACCTTGTAATGATAAAGCAGTTAAGATAAAGTCATCATATGTACCTAAATAAGTTTCAATAATTGAATTAGTATCTCTTCGTTGCTCACCGTTAAGATTTACATGATCCCCTAATGTGTTTATTTTCCAAAAATCGACATCTACCTTTACAGTAGTACCTTTTTTGTTCATTTTTGCTATTCTCTCAATAAAATAATCTTCGTTATTGATTCTGAACTGAAATTTACATCTAAAATTCTTTTTTTGGTTGTTTAATATTTGAATAGCTTTAAATGCTCTTTCAGATTTATCAAAAATACAAAAAGATAGGGCTGAGAACAAACTACTCTTTCCAGATGCGTTTGGGGCAAATATACCAATTAAACCTTTTAAATTTTCAAATTCAACAGAGTTACCTTCACCATAAGAGAACATATTAGAAAATTCAAACTTAACTGGTTCCCATAATATGTTTTTATCTACAATATCGGATGATGTTAGTTCATTATTTAATCTATTATTTAAATCAGTGATTATCTCTTTAGCTTCATTATCTATTCCGAAATTTCTTTCCAAATAATCAGTAATAAGTTCATTTTGTGAAGTAATATCCTTAATATTGTTAAATATATTAGACTCATTTACCCCATCGCTAAATTTTAGTTTAGAAATTGTATCTGTTCTTGAGTATGATATTTCTCTAATCGAAAACAGTGATTGAAGTTCTGTCAATCGTAACTTCATATCAGATGTTTCCGTATTAGTAAACCGTACTCTCATTCTTGGGTATTTTGGGAGTTTATTATCCCTTTCATCATATACCCATTGAGGTATTTTATTATCTACAACATCAACGGTAACATATCCCCAATCATTTTTTATATCACGTTCGGTAAAGGTACGTTTTTTAATATCCCATAATAAGTAACCATGATTTTCTAATAATTCTCCATGGTTTTGTTGGATCATCGAACCACAGTATTGTATTATTGGTTTTTTTTCTTTCTCATTATATTCTTGTACAGTTTGTCGTTTGTGGATATCTCCAAGCATAGCCATATGCCACCCATCAAATGTCATCTGATTAAAATGTCTAGATACTACTTCGTACCCAATATCAGTCTTTGCTCTATTGAGAGGCCCGTGAAAGAAACAAATTTTATGCTCTCCTTCAACATCCATCCCATCAGGCCAGTTTTCTTTTTCATCTAAAATAGAATATACTCCTGTTGTTAGATTTCCAATCTCATATACTCCAGTATCTCGTAAGTACACTACGTTTGGGTTGTTAATATTTTCTACTATAGGAGTTAATACATCAAGTCTGGATGGATTCTTATGGTTGCAATCATGATTACCTGTAATTAATACAGTTGGTCTTAAATTTCCACATTCATTTAAAAACCAACTTATCATCTGTACTAACTCAGGTGACATTTCAGTTTTAGCATGAGCGATATCTCCACCGATATAAATAAGTGAATTTTTTAGCTTATTTTTTTTAACAGTACTGAGAAATCGTTTGAAAACAGTTCTATATTCAGCATGTCTTTTTAAGTTTCTTATATGCAAATCCGCTAAGTGATAGACATAATCGAATTGTTGATCTTCAAAATATTTTAAATGTGTCATACTAGTTCTAATCTTGATAATAACATATCATCCCAATATGTTTCCTTTGATGATTTCATTAACGAAACCATTCCCCCAAATCCAATTTTACTTGGATCTTTATCATTTAATTTTAGATGTGTAATTTTTATTCCATTATCTGAAAAGTAAGTAGCATATTTCATACTACTTTCAATAGCTTTAGCTTCATTATCAAATGCAAAAAATAAATGTTTTACTTCCTTATTAAATATTGTTTCTCTTAAACTTGGTTGTATAATTATACCTAACAACGGTATTGCGTTTCTACGAATAGCTATCGCATCCAAAGCCCCTTCACATAATACTATTGGCAAATTCCAATTGATTTGATTTCCGAACATTATTACATCTTTGGAAAATGGTGGATTTTTATACTTCATACCTTCATCAGAAGTTGTTCTACTAACAAAATAGTTTAAATCACCTTCTTCATCGTAAGATGGTATAATTATCATTCCGTCATATTCTCCACCATCACTAATACCTATATTATACTTTCGTATTAATCGTTCATCAATATCTCTACCTTTTAAATAATATAAAGCTTGTTTATATATAGGATTTTTACTATCTTGTTTATCATATAGCTGAACGAATTCCTTTGGTAAGAATATTTTAGGTTTTTCTTCTTTATGTTTATGATAGGAAGATGTAACATCTTTATAAACATTTTTTACTTTTTTTATGGATTCATAATCCGTGCCAACTTTTTTTAATAGGTTGTGGATTTTTAGACCTGCGGTATTACATACCCAGCAGTTCCACTTTTGGTTTTCTACATGAACTTCTAATTTTTTCTTATGATGATTACAGAAAGGACAATGAAACTTATAATTTTGGTCGGACGCCTTTTCGTATGAACCTAATTTAGAAAACAAAATAGATAATATCGTTTTCTTATCTCTATATGAAAACATATGTTTTATTATATAACATATAATATACAAAATAATATATTAAATGTCAATTAAATCTTTTTTGAAGAACTTAGATAGTATGTTACCATTTAGTGATTTTTCATCTCGAAGAACATCTCTTTTAACTTGTTCCTCTATCTCACCATAAGTTAGTGATTTTTTTGTAGGATATGCTTGTAGTATTTCTCTCTTGAAATCTTTTTTATTTCCTTTTTTAATTTCAGCCTTTATCCAATCATTTGAGCTCCAATAATCTGCCCATTTTGATTCTTTCACTACTCTTTTTTTAGATGGTGGTCTACCACCTATACCTTTCTCTTTTCGTTCTTCTTTTATTTTAGCGAGTTCTCGTTTCCCAATCTTAACGTTACGAATAGAGATAATAGATTTTTTTCCGATATAGTAATTCCCGGTTGGTATATGAGTTATTTTATATACAAACCCTTGTGTATCTTTTGGAAAATCATCTATTGATGAAACTTCCTTGTTATTGTATAACCAATTCATTTTAACCTCTAGGTGTATCTGAATATCTTGTTGTTGGTACAGCGCCATTTCGTGCTTGCTCTAATTCCTTGTCGGAAAGTTTTGATTTTGTTATAGGTGTTTTACTTTTACTTTTATCAATTTTTGATGATAAATCTGAAGCGTTATAGATATCTAATATTGTTTTTGCCATAATTTATTTCCCTTTAGTATAAGTATAAGGTTTTTTAAAATTACGTATCTAATCGTATAACAAAGTTTACTGGGTAATCGGGAAGAGATTTTATCGGTTGAGTTAATTTACCAATAGCTAACAATTCTCTATTATTGTTATATAATCCAATAGTTGTAATATAAGGAGCTAAAAAGGAACCTGTTTGGTCTAATATTCCTATTTTCTCATAATCATTAAATGAGCCTGAAACCGATGGGTTAAAATCAGATATAAATGAACGTTTTACAATTGGTATTGTTTTTGTAGTTTCTTCACCAAATACACCCAAAATTGGTATCTGTTCTATTGCAGTTGGGTTTTGTGAAACATTAAATTCGTCTTCTTCTACGGTTAAAAAATACTCCAATTCGTAAATAGTCTTTGTACTATTCAATTCAATATTGAATTCACTAAGAAAACTTAATACATTACTACTAACTACATTTATTACAACTATTCCCGATTCATAAAATATATTTCCAATTTGTTCGGAATAAAGTGTAAGGCCGCCTATACTTAATTCCGGTTCCTCTATAATTAAAATATTTTCATTTGTATCCAATTCTAATAATGTGAACTCTTTTGTTTCATTTTCATATGTTAAAATAATAGAGTTTGCATTAATATCTATTGAATTTATTTCAAATGTATAATCAATAGTATTATTAGTTAATATGAGAATATTATCATCTAAATTAACTAATTTTGTTTTATAGATGGTATGGGTATTACTATATAAGTTAGAGTAACCGTCATCTGTTATAGTTATATTTTCTACAGAATTTGAAAGTTTAAATGTAGTTCTTCTTATCCCCTCACCATAAATCATTGGCGGAACAGAAAATACAATAGCATCTTCAAATAAAGTACGTTCAATATTTATCCCTCTATACTTTCTATCTCCTAAATCTGTTATACTACCTATATCATCACTGTAGTATTGTTTTTTTATTGATTGGTATAACGGATATTGGTACACACCATTTGTAGTTGGGGCAGTAGTTGGATCAAATTCCCCACCGATTAACTTTTGTATTCTAAATACAGGTAAATCATTTTCATCCAATAACCATCTCTTATATACTTGAAATGGTCTAATTGAGCTATCGGTATCTGGTATTTGTTTATACATTTATTGATCCTATAAAAAAGTTCCTTATATAATTAAATATAAGAAACTTTAATTTTATACTTTTAATTAATATCCTCTATTAAAATGAAATTTTCACCTTGACCAAAACTTCTTTATCGAAGGATTTAGCCACAGGTTGAGATGTTTTAGCAATCGCCAACATTTCATTCGAACTATCATAAAGACCAATAGAAGTTATAAACACTTTTGGATCTCTTTCAAATGATTCTTCTACAAATTCACCTGTCGTTCTATCCGCAAATGTAGGATTATTTGAAAAATTAAATTCTCTATTAGTAGCTCTTACAAAATAATGAGAAGTTGATATGTTTTCTTTTCGTCTACCTTCTAAATCACCACCTAATTTAACCATATTGTATACTAGGGCGTGATTTGCAATATCAGTATCACCACTTGTCCATCCACCTGAAGGAACTAACACAGGAGCAACTTGCTCTACTCCATCAATATCTGCAACAGACCCTATTTTATCATGCATTGCAGTTGGATTAAGAATAATAATACCATGATCAGGATAAAATAATCCAAATCCTCTACCAGCAGAATCAGTTGTATTTAAAACCACTGAATCGTTTTGTGTACCAAGTAATAAGTTTCCTTCTACGATATTAAATACTTTACCACTTACACCCAATTCATTTTCAAATTTCATTCCGCTATCATCAATAAATTCAAAACTTCCTGATGAACCTGAAATCATTAATGATATATTACCCGGATCAACTCTTTCTCTGTATCTAGATCTTGATATATTGATAACATAAATATCATCAGAATCATACTCACCTAAGAACGTAAACTTATCATCTCCTGGTTGTAATAATAATGATTTATATTGACCATACGTAGTTCTAGTTGGAAATAATGCATCATCGTTAAAATTTAATGGTACAGAACCACTACCCACGCTATGTCCGTATGCTACTGATAATTGTGTTTCTGCTCCGTCATCATAAGAACCATCACCTTCATTTGGATTTGCTTGATATACGTTCCAATAATATTTACCTGAAACGGAACCTGTTTGTTCGGATGATGTGAAAAATGTTTCCAATGATCCTCTTCCACCACTCCATAATCCAGTAGTTACTACTTCTTGTCTACCTTCTACTTTATCGAACTCATTAAATCGTTTGTAAATACCTGAAGCAGAAACACCAGAAACAGTTGTTAATTCATCTGCACCTTGTAGGTACTCATTAATAAGATTTTGTAATTGAGCAGATGATAAATCACCTCCTGCTGAATCTAAATATTGTTGAAGTCTTGATGATAGGGATGCTCCCTGTTCTCCTGTTATTCTTGCCATAATTAATTTTAGTTATTTTCTATATAATTTATTGTTATTGGAATAGTTACAGAACCTCCTGTTTCGTTTCCATAAACTGTTAAAGTAGTTTGTTTTGTCTTTGTGATAGATGGGTTTGGAATAAATCTAAATTCTAAACCTGTCGTTACCTGTGCAGTTGAAGTAACTTCATCACCTAAAAATATTGGTGTAGTTCCTGCGGAAACATCTAATCCTTCACCTATGATAGTACCTACTTCTTTATTTGCTAGAACTGCGGTATAGCCAGCTGTTCTATTTCTTGTTGGATTAGTAGATGGTGTTAGTGCAACTTCGCCAGAATTTTGATTTACTGTAATACTTTCTACACCTAATGTTACAATAGGAATTCTTGTTGTATTTTTTGGTAAAGTTACTAATTTATTTCTCAATGATTGTGTTTCTATTGGAGATGCTTCTAAGATAGGTGTGGCTTTGATTGCTGCATCATAAAACGCTGAACCTTTTGGATGGGCTGGTTCATATAAAGTGTAATCAATCTCATCATCACTCAATGCGAATTGTGTAATTTCAATTCCCAATCCAGTTGCCAATCTCTCTCTTCCTTTTTTTGTAAGGATGGCATCTACTATAATTTCTCCGTTTCCGTTTATATATCCCATATCGTTGTTGTAATTTAATTAGTTGTATATACTATAAGTATAATAATTTTTAATTTTGATAATAATTTACCATTTATATTTTTTATTCATCACTTACTATCAAGATTGGTTCTCCACTTCCACGTTCTGAATCACTTACACGTAACGTATTTGGATTAGTAACGAATACTTCAACAGCAGTGGAACCATCTAATGTTGTTTCAGATGAATTGGTAGACCCCAAGTAATATGATCGTTCCAATCCAGTTGAAAGCCCATGTCTAAATTTATAATGTGAATTTAAATATCCTTCAAGTGGTTTAATAGAAACAATACTTCCGTCTCCTGGTATTGAAGTTGGTGAAGAACCACTTACAGGTTGCGTGTTTAATTTATAAGAAAATTGCTCAACATCTACTAACTCACTACCACTTGGCATCAATACTATGTTTCTTTCTTTAAATAATTCTACATATAAACCTTCTCTTTTGATATTGTTAAATGAATCTCTGTATACTCTACTTACATAACCATTGTTACCAAATATTCCAAATCCTCCAACTGCTGGATTTTCAAATCCACCCATTCCAATTTGTGTCTGTGATCCAAATGCATCTACTTCACTTGTTATAGTTGGTGAAATAATACCATCAATTTCAGCAAATAAATTCTTATAATCACCTATCACAGTTGTTAAATCTTCTACATCTATTTTTGAAAGTAATTCTCTATAATCTACTTGTATTTCTGTAAAATCTTCTTCATTGATGATAGCTTCGTATGATGGAAGTGTAGTTAATATATTTACTTCTTCACTTGCATCAATTTCTACGTACCTCCCAATTTCTTCAGCAATAGTTTTAATAGTTTCACCCACTTCAACTTTCGCTTCATTTAAAGAAGATTCTGCTGTTGGTTTATCCCATCTTACTTTTGATCTTTCTAAAAAATGAGGTTCGATTAATAATCCTTTAGAGTATTTAGTTCTAGATGGTATTACATTCTCTACCATTTTGAATACAGACTTATCAATGTACCGTATTAGACGAATATACTCGTAGATATCCAAATTCAATCGTTGGAAATAATATTTTCTTATTTTTTTAAGTTCTTTGTAATCATCTCTGTACGTATCGGAAGGATCTCCAATATAATCATCAATATTAAAACTCCCGAATGATTTCACAATATCCATATTAACTTCTTTCATTGGAGAAAAGAATAACCCCAATCTATTTGAATCTACAGGCGCTCGATCAAATGATTTTTTTGTTGAGCGAGATTTAGAGGATAACTCACTTATAAGTTCGATATCTTCTATTCTTGTCTTATCACTGTATGTAAATCCTAACGATGGAATATCAGCGGTAACCGTTCTATCATATGTAAAATGAGAATATGGATATTCTGTAATAGAAGGGAATCCCACAGCGGTTCCGTATTCTCCATATGAGAAATTTGGAGAAACATTTTTAATTTCAGTATCTATACCTCTATTTTTAGGGTATTCAAAATCCATTCTAAATATTAAATCAATAGTAGAAGATTTAAATTGGTTCCCATCAATACTATCTGGAGATAATGTATGATTATTAAATCTATCTTTATCTAATGGTACTTTCCATAATCTAAATTCATCTATATTACCAATAAAACCATCACCTATCTCAATTGTAGATGGAATACTTACATCCCACAGCGAATATTGAGTTGAAACAGAACCTGAACCATATGATTTTATTCTACCTTGATCTGCTTGCTGTCCATACACTGTAAATGTTTCATTTAAACCAACCACTTCTCTATTTAACAATACAGAAAAATATTCATTATTGTATGCTAAAAATGGTTCGGATTGGAACGTTTCACTTCCTGATACTGATCCAGATAGTGTATTTATTTCAAATTGTAAATATCCTAAATCTTCACTTCCTGTTGATGGTTCTAATGTCAAATTCCAATTAGTATCATATTGAACTAACGATTGTGAAGTTCTATTATCTGTTTTAACTCTTAATTCTATTCCGTTTGGTATACCATCTGTTACGTTGTATTCTTTCCAATCAACTTCTATTTTTGATGTACCATTAAATACTAAAGAAGCACTTAACTCATCATACGTAAATTGTGTTGTATTTGCATCGTTCGGATTTCTAGGACCTCCAAACTCTATAACAGTTAATAATGATTGTGGAATCCCATATGTCGATAATATAGCGTGTATTGAACGTTTTGTTCCTTTATTTTTTAATAAATATGGAAGATTGTTTAATATACGTCTCCAAATTTGTTTTTGATAAGTAGAACCTGCAGAATTCTCCACTAATTGTTGTTCTGGATCAACTGCACCGAACGCAAGTTCCCAAAGTTGTTGTTTTGCTACTGAAGAGTTTAATTCCCAACCAAATGAAGACACCATATGATACACTAAATCATCAATGATACCATTATTCTTTTCAGCCTCAACAATTTTAGATTCTTTAATTGTATTTATATACGACCACAAAATATCATAATGTTGCCCAATCATATCAAAGAATAATAAAAATTCTTCGTTATTTGTATCTATTTTAATATGGTTTGGTAAATTATTGGATAGTTTGTTAGAATTATTCTTATCAAACTCTTTTGCAGATACTTCCATTCCATTATACCATGAAACAACTGTCGAATTGGTTGAATTTAACAAATCACCATTTCCTTGTTTTGGATATGATAATGGATGAGTGTTATTATAGATGAAATTTTCAAACCCACTAAAACCACCTTTTATTTCATTTATTCTTGTAGTTAGACGTTTTACTTCATTATCTCTTTCAATACTTATACCAGTAACATTATCCTCTAACTCAGTTATCCGTTCCTCAACGCTCTCAATAACCTTTATTTTATACATTGAGTTAACAACTTGTTCTTCCGCAGATCCAAAATGTACAAAATTAGAGAATAAAATATCAGTATCATCTGCATATATAATTTCTAATTTTTGAGTATCAATGCCTGATTTATCAATGTACTTATTTATTAATTCAGTAGAAGATACCGAACCACTACCAATGATATCGTTAAATATTTCATATCCAAATGAATCTCCGCTTACTACATCAAAGTTTGCGGGTTTCAACTTCATACAAGATTCAGTTTGATGTTCTGTTTTAACAACTTGATCTATATAAGGAGTTGATTTTATTTTAGATATCCATAATTGTGAATTAGGTGTTATATCTGTAGGAAGTGGTTCATATAATTTAAGAACTAATGATTCTTCTATTTCTCCATTTGTAGGTATCTCATTTCCTAGTTCATCTAAAGTAAACTCTGTAAATGTTACATCATCGGTATCCCAATTTGAAATAAGTGTAAAATCATCATTGTCAAACGATGCAATATGAGTCAAATGTTTAGAATTGTATTCATCAAATATAGATAAATCTAATCTACGTTTGATCGTTTCATACATTCGATCTTCTGCTTCCTTACGTGTTAATTGTAATGGTGAACTTTCATACGTTATTTGAACGGTTTGTTGTTCACCTATACGATTACCATCTTTAGGTAAAAATTTAACCCAAAATGAAAAATCACTAGTATTATTTGGATTTATAGAAAATCCTTTGTTCATTAAATCTTGAATATTGAAATTTAATGTATGTTGTGTACCAAATGTACCAAATTGTTTAAACTCTCTACCTATACTAACATCTACAGTAGTTGCATGTTGTGAACTATATATTATTGAGAAATCAGTATTAAATCCTCTGTAATCGGCACCCATAATTTTATTTGGATATCTGATATTATCCATTATAGGTAATGGTGGAGGTGGCGGTGGTGGTGTAACCACAGGAGGTATCTCCGGCTCTGGTTCAGGTACTAAAGATGGTGGAATATATGGTGGTTTTGTATTTGGATCAATAGCATTAATAGTCAACCATCTATATCCGCCTGAAACATTAGGTTGTTCATTTCTATTTACCGCATTTAATAATACTTTGTGTTGCCCAATTCCATTTATAAAATCCGTTGATATAGTAATGTAATCTCCTTGTTTTACATTACTTTTACTATAGGTATGTTGTCCTTTTGGTTGATCAATTGGATTTGTAATATGAACTTGATCTGCTTTTGATAATTCCGTTAATTGGATTTTTAATTCTTGTCTATTCGTAATATCAAAATTAATCGAAGATGGATTAATTTTTAGAGATGGTACATTAGATGAAGGTGGTGATTCTGCTTTTAAGGTGTTAAATTTAGCCACATCCAATCTCGGTTGTATTATCCTACCACTACTATCCAATTGATAAGCAGATGCCTCATACGTAGTATTTTGTTCTAATCCTACTAATGTATAGATACCTTTAGATCCTGTTCTATTGATACTATCAATGATATCATTAGTTCCATCCTTTTTATATTGGATTTGGATATTTTTACTTGGAATATTATTAGTTGTATATTCTAAGTTAATAGAATTAGTAGTAGGTGATTTAAATACTAACGAAGCAGTAGGTGTCGGTGGTGGTGGAGTGTTAAGTTCTAATTGAAAATCCAACACAATTTGAGCAGATCCATCGACATTACCAACTGGCACCTCTCTCCTTCCTATCTCATTACCATCTTTATTAAATGTTTGGACTAATATTTTTCCTAAACTCATTTTACTTGTATATCACTGTTTATATTATCGTCTAATTCGGATGGATCGCTACCACCACCTCCACTTGTTCCACCACCGGACTTATTTGAAGGTTCGATGTAAGTCAATCTATAAGTAACATCGGGTGTATATTTTTCCTTTCGCACTTCAGCAAGTGTACCATTTAATGAACGAATACTTATCGAATTTGTACCAATATTATTAGATATTTGTGTAGTTAAATTCCCTACTTTTGCAGTATATCCTTTTTTATCTGTTTTAAATGTAATTGCTACTTTACCGATTGAATAAGTTGTACCACTACCACCACCGCCGCCTGAAGATCCCCCTGTACCACCACTTTGACTTTCATTACCTTCTCCGCTACCAGTTTCAATATCTGGATTACTATCCAGTCCCCGCTCATCGTTGGGAGAGTTAAAATTTAAATTCGAATCTGTTGTTGCCATATTATATTTCTGTAAATGTTATTTCTGCCTTTTCTCTTATAGAAAATTTTGGAAGATGATAGTCAATACATTCTCTCATTTTTTGTAATGCTACATTATGAACGTTTAATGATATAGGTTCTTTTGTTGTTAATCTATTACCATATGTACTACTTCCTATTCTAGCATCTCTATGTTCTATTATATAATTCATCACCTCTCTATAAGTATCTAAAATATCAATAAATGTTTTAGATAATTGTTGGGATGTAAAATACTGCTTTTTTAATTCATTTAAAAACGAATTACCATAATCATCTAATATTACTTTTTCTATATCATTAATATTAATTTTATCCAAATAAATCGGCATCATTTCTTTTATATCATCAAAAAACATTCCATTCTTTAAAAATGTTTCATATCGTTCTTTTAATTCCGCTTCACCTTCGGTATTATTTACTTTAATCGGTAGTACTCTTATCTCTGTTCTGGATGGAGATACTTCATGAATCCACACCCTCATAGGTTGTTTATCAATTCCAACCCTATCATTAACTAACAAAACCTCTACTTTAAATATACCTGTGTTATACCCAGCTTCTTCTATTAACGCATCTACATCTAATTCATATTTAATAGTTTGGTTACTCCCTCTATCCGTATCCCTCACTTTTTTGAAATAAGTTGATAATTGGTTTGATGTTATGAAACGAACATTTCCATATTTCGTCTGGGGAAGTATATTATCATTTACATCATATAAAGAAAATCGAAGTACATCAGATGTACCACTTCCATATAAAGAAGGTTGTACTCCTTTTTCGTATACTTTACTATCTACATCATCAATAAAGTATCCTCTTTTATTTTCTATTTTTTTATATTTTTGTAATGACATATTTTATTTTGATTTTTTAATTATAGTTTCTATAGAAGAACGTTCTACATTGTTCACAAATATTAATAATTTACCTCTGTATGTTCGTGTTCCTCTAAAACTTATTCCGTTTGCTGGTTTTAACTTACTGACTATTGAACCAATTGGTTCAAAGTTTAATGTTGTGCTCCCATTTGCAGGGACTATATAGGTAGGTTGAAATCCTAACCATGCTCTCCAATTTTTAGAGTCTTCAATATGTTGAACTCTTATATGAACTGATTCTTTGTTATTATTCGTAATTGAAACAGAAAATGGTATAGTTGGTTTGGTGTTTCTATTATCTGCACTAACTTCAAAAAGTCCGATCGGCTCTATTTTTACTTTATTTAGAGAGAATTGATCTATCAAATCATCAATTGGATCATCTGTATCATCAGGCAGCGTTCCATCATCTGGCACATCAGGTAGATCAAATTCCGTATCAAATTTTGAATTTGTTAATATCTCTTTCATTTTAGAACTATCGCCAGATATACGTAATTCACTTTTTAACTCTTCAATTTCTTTATTTGTAATTTCAATCGCAACTCTAGCCACATCATTCTGAGCAGCAATTGAAACTTTATCAATACCATATTCAATTGCTTTTTGTATAGCTTCTTTTAATAACGTTTCTAACTTTAAAATTTCATTATTCAATATTTGAAGTTGTGAAATTGAATTGGTTTTACCTGTCATGCTTTCTTCCAATTCGATTTGAAGTTGTTCTATTGCGGAATTTAAATCTCCAATTTCTTGTTGTAATTGATCATCTTCATTAACTAAATTATTTAACTCACCTCTTAAACTATCATTAGATAATAACTTTTCATTATATATTTCAGTTAAAACTAAATCAGAATTCACATTTGGAAAATTAGGCTTTAACTCTACTACATTCGTATCTATCGCCCTTTTAAGTTGTGATACGTCATATATAGGTTTTTCTAAATTAGTTTTAACATTCATTTTATTTTACAACTTTAAATGTAAATTTATTTTTATAATATTTTGTATCGTTATTTATAATTATTTTAATAACTAATTCGTATACTCTTCCACTTTCCCAATCATTAAAATCTAATATAATGTAGTTTCCTTTTTCATCACAACTAACTTTAGAATAATCTGAAAATGGAATTATAGTATCTTTTGTGATAAAATCTTGAACAGAAAAGAATGTTGATGTAGGTAAATATTTATTAACACTGAATCTAAAATACTCATCAAAATCTTTTATTGGGAATTGATCCCTTGCGTTTATTCTAATTGTATAAATATTATCTACTTTATATGAATCATCAAATAATATAACTATTCTACTTTCATCAATATCAACAGGTAGTAACGAACCAGTAACGTGAGTTTGGTCATCCCACCCTATTCTCAATTTCGGTTGATGTATTGTGTGTGATTCTTTACTAAAGAATTTTAATACACCTGTTCCATTAGTAGATGTTTCACCAAACTCATCAAATTTAATTAAAAATCCATCGTTAATAATTGAACCACTTATTACTTCACCAACTAATGGTAAAATATCTAATGCTAAATCTGCAGTGGAATATTCAAATGTATGAGATCCGGAAATGCTTGAATAATAATCACTTCCACTTTCTGCCCATTGTACATTTTCACTTTTTTCACTCCAAGTAACACCTGTTATATCATTTTGTTCTAATTTTTTACCAATTCCCATATCCCAACTTCCAGATACTAAATATCCTTCGATGGAATAATCTAATGGTATTTCGGTACTTTCCGTTTCAGATAACAATAAAGTAGCTTCTTCTATATTATTGATATCTTCTAAATTAAAATGAATAAGAATCCTGCTTACACCACCTTCATAGTGAGTACTCCCTATCTCTAATATAGAATCTAACCCAGTGTTTGTATTAGGGTTATTTTGATATATAGTAGCATCTTTTGTTGATTTTAATAATTTATACATTATAGTACTCGTCCTCGGATATCTTGGTTTGGGTATTTCAATTCAAACACACATGGATCTAATGAAGGGTAAATCATGCGGTTCTGTGTAGAATCTTTAATATTATATGAGGTAGGTGAATATACACCCCCACATTTATTTTTAATTTCTAAAGATGGAACAGCTGATACACCTTCTATTCTTGCTATCAATACTTCTATTTCACTTAAATTTATCGGCATGTTAAATGTCCAGTTATCAATATTGAAATAATCTTTTAGTTCTTCAATGGCCTCTAATAATACTTCTCTTTTATTATAGTTTGGATATACAATAATATCAAATTCTACTCCGATGTTTACGATAAACCCATCAGTAATATTAACACCATCTGTTAGCATTCGATATTCATTTAAATATGTTTTTAAATTTTGCTTGATTGCGGGATTAATATTTGTTAAATTTTGATTAGAATCATAACCTAAAACATATAAGTTAACGGCAAACGGGTTGTTTTTTTCATCATAGTTATTTTTCTTTCCAACTAAAAAGTTCTTAACACTTTCTTTCACTTCATTCTTATCTATATCAACGCGAGATGAATATTCCAATATCAAATTAGAAAATTCTTCTAATGAAGAAGGGGTAGATAGAATAGAAGCAGGTGAATTATTATCCAATTCTCCGTCTGCAGTAGCGTATGCCTTTGTTACACTTCCATATTTTGGTGGAAGTGATAATGTTCGAATTATATAATCTTTTTTAGTTACTGCTCTGTTCTGTGCTCCAAAATTTGCTAAAGAGTTTTCTCTTATTTCCTCTAATGATTCAGATCCTCTCCCACCAACTGCTGGTACTTCATTTTCAACTGCCACTGAAGATTGAATGGATGTTACTAATTGAACTTGTTGTGGAGATAACGTAGAAAAGTCCACATCAAATTCTATATTCACGATTCTAGTCAAATCACCTACTGCTACGTTTGTTTCTAAACCACCTCCTTTAAGATATTTAATTGTTAATGTTGTGTTCGCAGGCGATAGACCGTATGATCGTGTTTTTAAAAAGTTTGTAGGATCGAATGAATCATTTACCCTACTGATTGAATTTCTTGAACCAAGACCTACATTTTTAAAGTTGGGAACTAATAATTCATCTCTATTTTCTGGGTTTCCTACTCCAAATGTCAATGTAGTTGTATTATTTTCATTAACCTTTGTTACAAATCTTCTTGGTGTTTTTAATAATTTTAAAACGTATGGTACTGAATTTTTATACTGTGATAATGAAGGATCGTTTATCTCTGTATTAGGATAATCTATATATATCATTTCTTGTGCTAAATACGGAACTTCATACCATTTTGTTCCATTTTCATCCCTAACATCTTCTATTGAGATAACATTTGTATCTGTTAAATTAATCGTATTAAATGGTGTTGGTGAACCAAAATCAAATGATCTAGTTTCAACTGTAGCTGATATCGCATCTATGTATTTTTTAACCAAATAAAACTCTGGCACATCAGTTGTTTCATTAGTTTGATACACAGAAATCTCTCTGTCATATTCAACTGAAAAATCTAGCGATTCAGTAGTAACAAATCGAAGTTCGGAATTAGATTGTGATTCCACTTCCATTCCAGGTTTAATCTTTATAAAATATCGTTCATCAGGTACGTATTCTCCACTCTTTTCAATAGATGGTACTAACTGATATACCGTTAGTGTCGTTATTGCAGGTGAAGTTACTTTTGGTTTATATCCTAAGTATTGCGCTAATGATAAAACATTTCGCTTATCTTGTGCGTGAACCATTAATGATTCTTTTAATGTATCGTCAATATAATATGAT